TTCTTACGGTTTAAATCGCCCTTATGTTTAGACCAACGAACACGAGGATTAGTAGTGCTACCAATATAGCACTTGCCATTTACCTTGTTTTCGATGGAATAAACGTAAGCGTAATTCATTATTATTCTTCAGTTTTAGGCTCTTCTGGTGTAGGTAGCTGGCTTTGAGTCTGCGCTTGAATGTTTAGCATTAAGCTGTAAGCGCCTGTTTTTGTTGGCAACTCACCAAGACCGGCCATAACACCTTCGACTTCATTGAGTGTTAGCTCAAGTTTAATGACTGTTTTTGGGTCTAAACTCATGCCATTGGGCCTCTTGAAGTAAATCCTTTAGTAGCTGCGCCTTTACCGCGTTGTGCTACGCCCTCAGTTTTAGTTTTAGCAAATGAGCCTTTAGTAACTGAAGCAACAGACATGTTCATCTTGTCCAAGTACTCATTACCGGATTCTACGGATTCTGCAGGCAACTCGTTACCAACAGCTTTACCGCTCATTGTGTGTGGCTTAGCGTACACACTTGCTGGTTTATTATTTTTAGCCATGATTATTTTCCGTTTGCTGAAACTTTAGCTAGACCGCGACCAACAGCCTGCATTTTATTTTGGTCAATTCCGCCAGCTGTACCTTTGCCAACTTTTTTACCCATTTCAATACCGACATTAGAGCCTGTATCACCTAAATTTCTGCCTTTGGTTTTACCACTTTTAGTCATGCCGTCGGCTGCGCTTCTATATCCCATATTCTACTCCTAGTTAATTGTTACTGTACCTACTGCTGTTTGCCCTATCAAATAGTTGGGCGTTTCACCATAATCATACCCTTGTCCTACAGGGTTCCAACCCCACTGCGTATCTCTACTACCGCCGCCTTGATAACCCTGCGCCGTTAATCCTGACGCTACATAGCTGTTATCTCGTCTAGGTTCCCTAACCGCTTGCGGGTCATTAATTGGGTACATGCCTAACTGCAATTGTGGGTGATCTGGGTCCCAGCAGGTCTTACAAACTTTTAACTGATACGGTTTGGTTTTAATAATCTCCGTACGTAGTTCAGTTAGTTTATACCTAAAATCACACCTATCACACTGCGCAATTGCATATTTACCAGATGAAAACTTATTAGGCATTATACTACCTCAAACCTATTTTTCTTACTTATATTTTCAACACCACGTATAAACCATAAATTGTTCGGAGTGTGTAGTCCAGATACTTTTTCTCCCTGTAGTGGAATAATGTGGTCCACATGCCACGGTTCTTTGTTTTCACGTGTTAACATGGCGGCGACTTGATACAAGCAGCTTATTTTTAGTTTATCAAAAGCAGTCAACCAAACTGGCGTACGCTGTTTAACAATCTTTTTACGTGCTGCGACACGTGCATTAATTTTTCCTTTATTTGCTTGACGGTACTGACGTTTCTGAGCTAGTATTTTTTCTTTATGCTTTTCGTAATGTTTCTTTTTATACGCAGGTTTACTTGAACGCTTATTGTGTATGTCGCATTGTAGGCAGCATCTATCATTAACCCTACGTTTACTTAAATGCCCATTAACGCAGGGTCTTCCTGTAAAATAGTGAGTTAAACCTAAAGCAGCCGCTTCAACACGCTCAATAATGTCCATTAGCCACCCCCAATAAACATCCTGCGTGGTACAAATCTAACAGGGGCTTTCTCTCTATCTTCCTCAGCCGCCAATTGGAACTGCTGTTCATAATCCGCTTTTAAAGCTGCTATGCGGTTAGGATCTATGTTCGGCAGTTTGATAGAAAGGTAATAAGCTAATCCAGCGACCATAGCTGTAACAAACCTAAATGGGATATCTTGTGTATTAACACCGTTGCCAGCATCATTAATACGACGCAAACGCCAGTAAACAAACTGATACGGCTGCGAACCATCTGGGGTAGGCCATACAGTAATCTTAGGAGAATCAACCCCTGTAATAGGATCTGTACCGTTTGGGCCTAAGCCCAGTGGGTATTGTGCGCCTGACATGCGTTGAATCCAAACTTGAATAGGACGGCCTTGACTAAGTTTATTTGGGATTGTGGCGTATGTTGAGACGCTGATGCGGCTAATGTTGATGTCGGTTTGTGTTGCTTGCTGACCGGCGTTTGTACGAATCTGGTGTTCTAAAAGGTCAATAGTGTCAATAGGTAAGTCGTATGTGTTTACGCCTTGAATCAAATCTATCGTGCCCTGTTCGATAGTCCACATATTAATGCCACGGTTTGCCCACTCTATCGTCAACAGGTTTAAGCTTCTTCTAGCTGTTCTAAAGTCATAACCAGACCTAAGCTCCGAGCCACAGCGCTCGAACGCCTCTTCTACGAGGTCGCCTAAGTCTAGATTAAACTGCGATAAGCCAGTAGTGGTCATTACTTTGCCTTTTTCTTGACAGTCTTTTTAGCAGCTGGTTTTTTTGTAGCTGTTTTTGTAGTTGCTTTTTTCAAAGCAGGACGCCCACGCTTTTTCTTAGGTGCAGGAAACGGCCAAGGCTCAACGCTAAGTTCGGCTTTTTCAAAAGTAATTTCTTCTTTAGGTTTTTTAAATAAACCAAGAATCCAATCAACCAGTTTCATTTCTTTAAACCTTTCAAGGTTTCCGCAAGCCTAGCCCGCTTACCGATCTTGCCCGGTTTCTTTGCAGCTGCAGCTAGTTTGCTTGACGGAATCTTTTTGTCTTTAGCAACGCCTAATTCAGCTTTTAATGCGCCAGGTTTCTTAATTGCTTTTTGAATCCAGTTTTTAGTAGCCATTATTTTTTCCTTGCTGCTCTCATGTTGTCGACTAAATTAGGATAAGGCCTACCCGCTGCTTTAGCCATTGCTTTTGCGCTAGCTTTTTTAGCTGGTGTTAGCTTAGTATGTTTTTTAACGGGGTTTGGTTTATCCCAAACCTCTCCGCCTTTTTTCAACAATACTGCAGATTTGCCAGACTCAGGCCTTTTAGATGGAAGCATTGCCCCCATCCCGCGACTAGCTTTCATTACTTTTTGCCTTTAGCCATTCCGCCCATGCACATTTTTTCTACATGGTCATCATGTATCATGTGGCCTGCAGCGTGTTGTTTAAAATGTTCAGCATGAGGTTTATGTCCGCCAGAAGCGTGCATAGCCATAGATTTAGCTAAAGTTTCGTGTTTGATTGGCTCTACGCCAGCATCAATTGGTCCCATTTCTTTCATACTATTTTTCCTTTGGTTTTACCTTTAATTGCACAACCGCAGCCCTTTACGGAACCGCCTTTTTTAAGCTTGGAAAGGTTTGTGCCTTTACCACCCTTATGCTCTTGCTGATCGTGCATCTTGAATGCTTTCTTAATCAGCTTCTTATCTTCTGCTATATCATCGTGTTTCATCATACCGCCCTCGTTAAATTTTTTACCTTTATCGGCTGCTGAAAAATCTTTACCTACTGATTGTGGAACACCAACTTTTTTAGCCATTGCTGGATTATGGGCAACCATTTCCATAAAGTTGTGCTGTTTTTTAGAAACGCTAGGCACGGGTTTTACCTCTTTGAGCTATGCCATCATGGTGCTTAAACAATTTGACCTTACCACCTTTTTTGTACAAATGCGGGCGATCTAAACCACTTTTACTGTCGTTTGGTAGTACACCAGATGAACCGCCGCCAGTTCTGCTAAATTTAGCTGCTTTTACTTCATATGGCGCTAGTGTACGCGCATCAGAACGATTGCGGGGTACTTCCATCTCAACTTTGTTTTCACCTATTCTGTTAGGACTGTATCCTTCAGGGGCAGGTTGTGCTCCACCTTTGGTGATTTTTGCGCCAGGATACAAAGATTCTAAATCATCAGCCATTATCTACTCCAAAAGCCTTGAAACAAATTAGCCAAAATAGCACCGATCAAAGCAAACGCACCGCCGACCATCATCATTGTTTTCCAGCCACCATGTGCAGTAGCAAGAGTTTTTTCGATTGATTGAATTGCAGTTTTGATTTCCTGCATTTCTTTAACCATCTTATCCATATCTGCCTGCAAGTGCTCAATATCATTGGCGTGAGTTGCTAGTTCTCTAGCAGTTAAAATTGGGTCTATGTCATTCATTAGCATTTCCACCGCTTTAAACTAGCAGCCTTCCTTGTAGGCTTACCATTTTCATCTTTCATCGGACCAGGCATACCAGACATTCTTGCGCAAAATGACTTCTTGCGCGGGCCACCTTCAGGTTGTGGAGCCTTTAGATTCGAGCCAGTAGCTGCATTATATTTAGCACGACCTTTGGCGGTAAGCCCAGCGCCTTTAGCCACAGGCAACTTCTCACCACGACCAACTGCAAGCGAGACACCTTTTTTCTTAGCCATAATAAATACTTACTGCTGCAATATTGCTTAAATACGCATAAATACCTTGGGTAGCTAAAATGCCTTCACCCGGAAATAGTTGGTAGTTTTGGTATGTATCGCCAGAAATAAGGTCTAAACTCATAAGCCACTGTGCGCTAACTACATATC